ACGCCAATCTAAGACGTTTTCAGGCGTAATAAGGGTAACGTATGGTCTTACTTCTTCTACAAGCTCCTGCGCCCTATTTACGGCCTCTGACTTAGGCTTATCAACTAATACCCATACATGACCATATACACCAGACCATGCTTGTGCATCTCTCATAAAGGCATTGAAGTTTCGACCATCCATATCCGCATCATTCATAAAACTACGCAAGATGGGGTCATTATCAACACTGCCAAAGTTGCGTGTTGGTGGTAAACGCCAAACAAAGCTAGAATAGATATTAATGACGTTTTTACAGTGATTATCCAAAGGCGTTAAATCAATGCGCTTTTCATATTCAACGTCTGATTCTTTAATGTACTTTAAAAGGTACTCACCATTTCTATATTCATCACCGCCAGCAAATGAGCGTAAAAAGAACTCCCACTTTAAAGCGTTGGCATCGTAGTGAGGGTTTGTAGCCGTTAAATCTTTAATTTGCATTAAGTCCACCTTTGCGGTTGTCGTTCACTTTGGTCTTTGCGAACAGGAAATATATAATCCACACAGTAGCCAACGGCATCATTCATGTGGTCAAACCCCGAATCTTTATCAGGCTGGCTCGTACCTTCTTTGTAGGTGTGACGTTCAAAGCCCTGAATAGTGTGTTTACATTTAGGGTCAACAAATAAATGCCTTTCCCCATCTGTTGTTTTTAAACGTGAATTAACCGCGTTGATGCGGTCTCTAATAGCTGTATGGCGCGGCCTTACTTTTACTGTGAAGCCTGCGTTCTCCAATATAGATAAATCTGTCCTACCGCCTGCGCTTGTCTTTCTTTGCCTAGCCGCTGGGTCAGGGTAAATAGTGATGCGTCTGTCTGGGTAACGCTGTTTTATTTCGTCCACCATTTCATCTGTGTTTGAGCCATGAATAACAATCTCGTCAATGGCGTGTAAGGTGTTGCCGTTGCGCTCAAAGACTGCCGCACTCATTGGGTCAATGTTAAAGTCCAAACCTATATGCACTGGGTCATGGTTATTTGAATTTGCTTTAGCCACAGATTGCTCACGGGCAAAGTTGTAATAAATAATCCCTGAGTAATTAACAAACTGTGCCAAATACTCTTGCTGAAATGTTCTTTCGTCCAAATCACGCTTTGCCGCATCTATCTCACCCTGTGGTACGTTGCCACCATCAAGTGTTGTGTATTGATAACTAGACCAATCCTCACGCCCGTCAATGCCATCGCACCATAGGTCATAAAAGTGATTACGGCCTTTAGGTGAACCAATAAATAATGCTGACCCCTGCTTATCAGACAATGTTGGTCTTAATACCTCAGTCCAAGCGGTCTTTTTCATATCAGCAAATTCATCTAATACAATAAAATTCAAACCAACACCACGAAGCGAGTCAGGATTATCCGCACCTTTCAACGCAATCATTGACCCATTTTTAAGGCGTATAGAAAGATCACTTTCGTTTGTCTTGTCTATATACTCATCAGGTACAAACTTCTTTAGCAATTCCCATGCAATCTGTTTAGCTGCTTTATACGTTGGGGCGACATACCAGCAATGACGCTCATTCGCTGATAAAGCATTACGCAATAACTCAATGATGCTTAAATACGTCTTACCAAAACGTCTACCAGCTACCACCACACGGAATCTAGTATCTGTCAAAAAAACTTCACTCTGCGCTTTAGTTAGTCGCATATGCCTCAATAACTAATGGCGGTAGTTCTTTGATTGATGATTCGATCTTGTCTGTCTGGCCTAGCCATTGTTTACCTAGCCATACCATCATTGTTGCATTGCCCTCTAAGGCAGCGTTGTACTGGGTTCGCCTTAGTGACATTTTTCCATCTGCGCTTTTTTGGGCAAAATACTCCGCAAAAGTGCAGTCTTTTTCACGTTTAATTGCTCTAACTAATGTGTCGTAGTCACAACCAAGCACACCAGCGATTTCCTCACCAGTGCATTGAATAGCCATCATGCCATCAACTGTTTCCCAATCTACAGGGAAGTGAGGGCGACCCATTTTTTCACTCACTATCTGCTCCTTTTGTGCATACACGCGATTTTCACCATACCGATTAACTGTCTAGTCATCACCAAACTTCTTTGCTAGCAATTTACGCGCTGCTTCTTTACGCTCGTTTAATGCCAGCCATTGTGATTCCCCATGCTCACATTGATATATCTGGCCGCCCTTTTCTAAAAAATCTTGAACTTTTTCTTCACTATATGGACTAGGCTGTTTTTCTTTGTCGCTCATATAAAAACCTCGGAAACTCAGACCATTTAAGTCTTAGTAGATCAAGCGATAACGACACATCCCACCCCGAATTAGCATGGCTGTTATCACTCAATGCGCCTGAATCAAACCTAGCACTTGTACGAAACTCGGTCTCTGATGTTTGACCGCTTAGTAACATACGCTGCCAGAGTTGTATTGTTCCCCGATTTATACCTGTTTTGCGGCTAATGGCAGTCGGCATTAAGCCCTGCTTAAGTAGCTCTATAGCTTTTGCCTTTTCAGCCGCTTTAATCATTAATTCCAGCTCATCATCTTTAATTTACCAACTGCGCCATCCATTCTCTTTTGACGCAATCGTTTAAATTCTTCCCTATAAAAAAATGCTATCTCTTTAACATCTTTTCTATTTGCTCTACCGATACTAGTGTCATTTACTTTCTCGCGTAAAATATCCATAGCACCTTCGCCTATTTGTTCTTTAACATGTTCAGCGTGTAGTAATGGGTTAGCCCCTAAATACTGGTGGCAGCCGTAACATAGAGCCTCACAGTTATCGACAACAAAGCGTGTACCCCATTTACCCCTGCCGTGAAAGTGTGAGCAATGTAATCCCATGCGTTTAGCTGGGTCTGGAAAATGTGAACCACAACGATTGCATGACCAATCTGCTGCTTCTCTTATGCAATCACTAAAATACTTATCCGCAGGAGTTCTTTTAATCGCACCCATTACTTATTGTCCCTGTATAGTTTTTCTGATTTCTCTGACCAAACAACATTGCGCTCACTACCAAAAGCGTACATATACTCAATCGCATCTGACATTTCTGGCTTAGTTAAGTCTCTAGATGAACCACCAATCATAATGATGCCGCCCTCTGGTGTTGGTACAGGCTTTTGCCCTTGAATAATGCCGCAAAAAAATTGCCGCCATTCTTTTTCAGAAGCTAGACCCATCCATTCGACTTGCATTTTGATGTCACGAATCATGGGGTGTAGTTTATTGTTTTGCTCTTTTGTTCTTTTAGGACGCTGCAACACAACTTCTACTGGGCCATTAAAGATAGCTTTATTAATCATCTGATTAACCTGCGATAGCACCCTTGCAATGTTCTTGCCGTCTATCTGATAAACCATCTTACTCACGACCAGTCACCTTTAGACTTTTCCATGTTTGTTATCATCCGATCTAAATACCAACGCGCCTTTTTAGCGTCCTCAAGTGGGTTTGCCTTATGCCAAAGCCTTGAGCCAAGGTATTTCAACACTGTCCCATGACAATGATGTATAGCGTGATATGAGCCTAATACATCCTCTATGTAATCAATGGTCTCTATATCACCAGTTGTGTAATGTGCTGGACTATTAACCATGTCTGTCATGCGGCTACCTGATAATCGGGATTGATACAAAGTAACGCTCGTTTACGACCATCAACAACTTCTGACCCATGCTCAATGATTGCGCCAGTTTGCAGAAGCTCAGTAAAACGGCCTGATATGCGATACAGTTCTATGCCTAATATGTTCGCTACGTCATGCCTACTGACAAGGCCATGCCTATTAATCACAGAATAAACAAGCGCCCTGCGAGGGGATAAACTGTTACGGATTTGTCTATAAGTATCTTTGCTGTTTCGATGTATCATTTGCACACCACCCTTTGGCTAGTTTCTTTAATAAAAACTTAGAATCTTCACGCCTCACCTTTGCAGGAACTGATAGATATTCAACACCGCCTAAACCTATTTGCTTTTGCAGTAATTTTTTACTCATCAGTATTTGAATTATTTCATCAGCATATTCTGGGTATAGATCGACAAACTTGTCGTAAGTCATAGCTGATGTTTTTAAGATTGATAACGAATCACGCAGCATTTGGTATTTAATGTTCAACCAGTATTTTTCTACTGGTAATGAGCTTAATAACCACTCACCATCATTAAGCCAAAACACTTTTCCGTGTACGCCAATCTTGTAATTAATGCCTTGAATCATTGCGCCCATATCAATCACCAGTTGATGTCATTGATGTCAAGAACAGCGTTTGTAATCGCATCTCTTGCTTGAGCTTTTGTTTGTTGATAAGATCGCACTTGATTATTCCCTCCAAAAGAATGATCACGAAGCCCCACTTGGTTGCCGCCAGTGGGGTTTCCTCGTTCTGGATAAACAGATTTCCAATTATTTAATATGGCTGTCTCTAGAAGCGCATTTGCATCATGGCCATCCATTACTAACGTATTTATTTTGTTAATCAGAATAGTCACAGCTTTATCTGTCATGGGTGACTTTATTTTTTTACGCATATCGACGTAATCAGAAATTAAATCTTTATTGATGTAATCAGGAACATCATCAAAACAAAGTGTATTTTTTTGCTTTGTTTTTTTAATATCTGGTTTATTATCTGGTTTACTATCTGGTATAGGTTGCCCACTTTTGGGAAATGCTGGT